TCTACCGCGCCGGGCTGTCGTCGTCGCGCCAGACCGAGCCGATGCGCGAGCGCTACGACGCCGCGATCAAGCGGCTGGAGGCGCTCGCCGCCGGCAAGGGCGGCCTCACCTTTCTCGGCGTCGGCGGCGCGGCCGGCGTCGGCGCGGGCGCCGACACGCTGCCCATGAGCCCCGGCGACGTGCTGGTCGACGGGCCGCCGCGCGTCTTCAGCCGCCGCGCCTTCGGAGGCGCGGCGTGAGCGTCGGCCTGACCATCACCGTCGACGGCCTCGGCCCCGCCCTCGCGATGATCGATGGTCTTGCGAGGCTCGACGAGGACGCGCTGCTGACGACGATCGGCGCGACGGGTGAGATGCAGACGCGGCGGCGGATCGAGGAGGAGAAGACCGCGCCCGACGGCTCGGCATGGCCCGCCAATCGCGCCGGAACGTCGATCCTGCTGCAAAGCGGCTCCAACCTGCGCGACAGCATCGCTCACGACGTCGGCGGCGGCGCGACCGAATGGGGCGCGTCCTGGGAATACGCGCATGTTCATCAGGACGGCGCGGTGATCAAGCCACGCGACGCGAAGCGGCTGAGTTTCATGATCGGCGGCGAGCGCGTCTTCGCGAGACAGGTGACCATTCCGGCGCGTTCCTTCGTAGGGCTGTCGGAGGCCAATAAGAGCGAGATCGTCGATGTCGTGACCGACTTCCTCGGCGTCCTGGGAGGCGGGCGATGATCGAGCCGCGCTCGCTTTCGCAGCTCATCGACGCGAGCGGCGTGTTCGCGCTCCGCGCCGGCGTCGTGGCGACGCTGACGCGGCTTTTCCCCGATGTTCAGGTCACGGCGCATCCCGGCAAGCTCGACATTTCCGACGTGGTCGCCGGCGAGGTCTTCACGGCGCCCGCGATCGCCGTCGCCGCCGTCCGTCTCCCCGCCGACGCGTCCACCTCGGCCGGGCAGCGCGCGACGACGGTCGATCTCGCCGCCTATGTCGTCGCGGAGGACCGCGCGCTCGGCGAGCCTCAGCGTCTGATCCATCGTGACGAAATGGCGCTCGCGATCTGCGACGCGCTGACGGCGCTGCTGCAAGAGCCGGCCGCGTCCGTCAGCCGCTGGGGCCTCGCCCACCTCTCGCCGCCGGACGCGGTGGAGGCCAAGCCTGTCTTCACCGCGAAGTCTTTCGCTCAGGGCAAGGTCTTCTGGGCGGTCACCTGGCGGCAGACGATCTATCGCGACGCGCCGCTGTGGGACATGGAGAGCGTCGTGGCGGGCGATCCGCCGCCTTTGCTCTTGCCGGGAGACGGCGACTATCCGGCGGTCGCGCCATGAGCTGGATCGCCACCCGGATGCGCCGCATGGCGCGCCAGATCGTCGCCCTCAACCGTCGCGTGGCCGCCTCCGAAATCCCCGGCCCGGTGGTCGAGCGCGACGAGGCGAAGTGGCTGGTGCGGCTCGACCTCGGCGAAGATCCCGAGACGGGCGAGCGCATCCTCTCGCCATGGGTCGCGCCGCAGACCGAAAGCGCCGGCGCGATGAAGCGCAGCGGTCCTCTCCCGGAGATCGGCGACCAGATGATCCTGCGCTCGCCCTCCGGCGAGGTCGGCGCGGAGAGCTACGCGGTCTATGGGCCTTTTTCGGAGGCGCAGAAGCGCCCCGATCAGAAGGCCGACGAAGGCGTGATGACCTATGGCGAAAATCGTCAGCTCATCGCGAAAGACCGTCAGCGGCTCGAACGCACCGGCGAGAAGAAATCCGCCGTCGACGTGCGATCCGAGGGCCGCGTCGTGCTCGAGGTCCACGAGGCCTTGCCGAAGCTCAAGATCTGCATCCGCAAGCCCGGCGGAGATGCCGAGTGGTTTCGCCTTCGGCCCGACGCGCTCATCGCCACGACCGAGGAGGAATAGATGGCCGAGAAAAAGACCGCCGAGAAAAAAACCGTCGAGAAGAAAACCTATGTCGTGACGGAGCGCGCCGGGCGGCGCGTCGCCGGCCGGGTCGTCGGCAAGGGCGCGGAGCTGGATCTGACGACCGACGAGGCGGCGCATCATCTCGCCGCCGGCGAGATCGTCGAGAAGGGAAGCGCGCTTGATAAGGCGTTCGCCGAAAGCGAAACGGCGGCGCGCCTGCGCAACGAGGCGAAGGCCTTCCGCGACCGCGCCGCCGCGCCCGCCCCGCCGCAAACGTCGGTCGATCCCGTCGACGCCGCCGCGACGCCAACCGACGCCTCGCATGACGACGGCGCTGGCAAGCGCGCCCCTGACGCGAAGCGGCCGGGCGGGAAAGGCTGACGCGCCATGCTGCGCTATCGCACCGGCGTCGACCGGCTCTCGGGGGCCATCCTCTCAGGATGGGCGCATTGCGCGCAAAGCGTCGACGTCATCCTGTCGACGCGGCTCGACGAGCGCGTGATGCGTCTGGCGTTCGGGGGCGATCTCGCATCCTTCGTGGGGCGCCCGCTCGTGCCGCGTTTGCTGCTCGACCTTTACCGCGCCGCCATCGTCGTCGTTCATCGTTGGGAGCCGGAGTATCGCATCAAGCGGGTGGACATCACCCGCATCGAGCGCACGGGAGCGCTCGGCCTTTCGCATCGCGGCGTCTACTACCCCGAGGGGCGCTTCGGGAATTACGCGCAGTCCGAGCCCGCGCAGGCCGTCACGTCCTTCGCCGAGCTGCGGCCATGAGGTACGACGCCGTCGACCTGTCGCGGCTTGCGCCGCCCGACGCGATCGAGGTCATCGCGTATGAGGACATCCTCGCCGCGCGGCTCGACGATCTGCGCCGGCGCTGGCCCGCCTATGATGTCGGCGCGCTGGAGACCGATCCGCTCGCGATCGACCAGCAGGTCGGCGCCTATCGCGAGATGCTGGTGCGCGCCCGCGTCAACGACGGCGTGCGCGCGACCTTGCTCGCCTTCGCGACCGGCGCCGATCTGGAGCATCTCGCCGCCGAGTTCGGCGTCGCGCGTTTGATGATCGATCCGGGCGACGCGGGCGCATCGCCGCCGCGCGCGCCGACCTATGAGAGCGACGATCAGCTGCGCGCGCGCCGCCAGCTCGCGGTCGAGGCGCTGACCACCGCCGGCACCGAGGGCGCCTATCTCTATCAGGCCCTGTCGGCGCATGACGCCGACATGCGGCGCATCGTCAAGAGCGCGCAGATTTACGGCCCTTCGACGCCGGCGCTCGGCGTCCCCCTCGGTCACGTCCAGGTCGTCGCGCTCGGCTATCCCGGCGCATTCCGCGTCGTCGACACGCTCGGCGTCGAGACGACGTGGATCACGCCCGAGGACGGCGTGTTGCCGGCGGCCGCCGTCGCGGCCCTGCGCGCGCATCTCGTCCCGCTCGCGCCGGTCGCCGATTTCGTCGATCTCGTCGCCGCCTCCGCCCCGCGCTACGCGATCGAGGCGACCCTGCGCGTGGGGCGGACGCCGCGCTGGTGCGCGAGGAAGCCCGCCATCGCCTCGGCGTCGTCGCCGCCCGCGCCCATCGCGTCGCCGGCGACGTGCCGCATTCGATCCTCGACGCGGCCGGCCATGTCGTGGACCGCACCGGCGTCGCCATCGTCGGCGCGGTGTCCATCGCCTCGCCGCCCGCCTCCATCGTCAGCGATCCCTACGCCGCGCCGTGGTGCGAGGGCGTGAGCGTCAATGTCGAGGTGATCGATGACTGACGACGCCTTGCTCCCGCAGGCCGCGACGCGGCTGGAGGTCGCGCTCTCGCTGACCGACGCGCGCATCCTCGCGACGCCCGTGCCGATGCCTGATCACAAGCGGCCCGCCGTCGCGCCCGAGCATCTGTTGCCCTATCTCGCATGGGAGCGCAGCGTCGATGTCTGGGACGCGCGCTGGCCCGTCGCGACGCGGCGCGCGGTGATCGAGGCGGCCTACGAGACGCATCGGCGCGGCGGCCTGCGCGCGGCCATCGTCGCGGCTCTCGGCGCGCTCGGCGTCGAGGCCGACATCGTCGAGTGGCACGAGACCTCGCCGCAGGGACCGGCCTACACGTTCCGCGTCACCGCGCATGTGCGCGCCCGCATCTATCCCGACGGCCCGTGGCTGTCGGACGAGATCATGGCGGCGATCCGGCGCACGATACTGCGCGTCAAGCCGGTGTCGCGGGATTTCGAATTGCGCGTCGCCGCAGGCC